GGACGGCGCCCCTGATGCTCCCACCGGAACTGATGCAACTGCCGTCGGATCCGGTTCCGCTACGCCCCGGGAAGCGCTCGCCAACATCCAAGCCAACGCCCAGTCTTGCGCCCAGGATAGAAAGCGGCAGCGAGAACTGATCAATCTATTGCAAGAACGGGAGTCAGCCCGTGCCAGACAGGAGAAAGGAGAGTAATCATGGAGAACGAAATACCCAGCCAGGAGGAGCCGCAAAAGGGCGGCTCATATGTCCGCAATCCGGATGGCATGCTTACGCGCCGCGAATGGACGAAGGATCAGGCCGAAGAACAGGTGGAGGAAGGAACGGAAGAACAGCCGCAGCAGTGATCGCGGCGCAACCATAGGAGACTCGCATGGCACGCTACACACGAAATTCGGCCGTCCTGGCAAAAATAGAAATCACCTACGCTACGGATGCGATACCCACAGGCTCCGCCAATGCGGTGCTGATTTCCAATCTGTCCGTAAATCCTCTGAATTCAAACAATATCGATCGGGATCTCATCCGCCCTTTCTTTGGTTCTTCCGAGCAGTTGATCGGTACGGTTTACAAGGAGATCAGCTTCGACGTGGAGCTTGCGGGCAGCGGTACCGCCGGCACGGCACCCGCATGGGGAGTGCTGCTACGTGCCTGTGCTTTCGCCGAAACCATCAATGCTGGAATAAGTGCGGACTACACGCCGATTACGGACTCGCAGGAATCACTGACGATTTATTATTACCGCTCAGGCACCCTCCACAAGCTGCTCGGCGCACGGGGCGATTGCACGCTCAAAGCCAGCATCGGTACCCGCCCAGTCTTTTCATTCAAGTTCATGGGCCTGGACGGTAACATGACTGCGGTAGCTAACCCCAGCCTCACGCTCACGGCCTGGAAAACACCTTTGTCTGTCAGCGATGCCAACACTGGCGACCTTACCTTCGGCTGCACTTATTCAGCAGGCGCATTGTCCGGCGGAACTTCCTACCCTTCGCGCGGCCTGGAGCTGCCATTTGCCAATGACGTAGTGCATACCGCGTTACTCGGGGGAGAAAGCATCGATGTCACCAACAGGCAGATCGCCGGCACGGTGGAGCTCGATCTGACCGCCGCACAGGAAGTGGCATTCATGACGAGCGTGAAGACCAACGGGACCCAAAGCCTGGGCCTGGTGCATGGCACAGCGGCAGGCAACAAGGTGCTGCTTTACATGCCGGCGGTACAGTTCATCACTCCTGCAGAATCGGATCTGAACGGCCGAGCGCTATCCAAATATAACCTGCGGGTGGTCCCGGGAGCGAGCGGCAATGACGAACTCAGGATTGTTGCCCTATGAAGCCGATGAAAGAACCCAAGCTGAAATTAACGCCTGCACCGACCTTCATGGGCGATCAGGAGATCCGCGCGCATGGCGATGCGCCTTCGCTCATGTTGAAGCTGGAATACAGGCATATGAGCAAATCCGCTGCTCGCGACTGGATTGCCGGCCTGAAGGATAGCCAGCGTCCCGCGGCGGAGACGCTGCTCGATATCGTCGCGAGTGTTCAGGATGAGGCGGGCGTCAAAGTCGCGGCATCTGCACATATTTTCTCGGACCTCATGGAGAACTATCCCGCTCCCTTCGCCGACATCGTGACGGCCTGGAGCGACCATCTCATGAAGGGCCGGGAAAAAAACTGATCAAGGCCGCCCGCTGGCTGGTCCGGGGACCGGACAGCCAGGTGCCATGCGATAGTGAAGAACTTGCCGCGCTCGGGCTGCGATGGGAAGGCGAAGTGCCTGATGTGGATTTCGCGGTCTGGCCGGACAACTGGACCACCGTGATGGTTTTCAAGCACATGATGACGCAATGGATCATGGCTTTCAGCGGCCCAATTGGTCTGAATTACGGCTCACTTTCGAGCGTGTATTCCGCGCTCGGCGTGAAGCGCAAGGAGAGACGCGAAATATTCCCGGATCTTCGTTTGATGGAGCGCGCCGCGCTGGAGTGCATGTATGAGGGTAAATAGTCTTGACTGATATCAACGTCGATATCACAGCCGATCCCTCCGGCTACCGCCGGGGTGCGGATGAGGCCAAGAAAATCACGCGCGACCTGACCGAGGAATTCTCTGCATCGAATAAAACGCTGTCAGCGCTCGGCGGAATAGCCGCGACGGGCGGAAAGCTGGTTGCCGCGGGTCTGGGCGTTGCCGCGCTCGGCGCGTTGGCGGCTACCCGGAATATCATTACGACTGCCGATGCCATGGCCGATCTTTCCAAGAAGACCGGCCTTTCGGCGGAGCAGCTCGGCGCATGGAAGCTGGCGACCGAACAGTCAGACACCAGCCTCGAGGGACTTGCCGGCGGGCTCAAGAATGTCGCCAAGTACATGGTTGAGCATAACGATAACCTGGCGAAACTGGGCATAACTGGCAAGACGTCGGAGGACGTATTGATCCAGCTCGCCGGCGTGCTGTCCAGCATGTCCGACGAGGATCCGCGCAAGATGGCGCTGGCCAACGAGGTGCTCGGCAGGTCATACCAGGGTCTGATGCCTTTGCTGGCGGAGGGCGAGGAAGGATTGCGGAAACTCCTCGAGCGTGGGCGTGAACTGAATCCCGTCACCAGTGAACTTGCGGCGCAATCAGATCTCTTCAATGACCAGCTGGCCGAACTAAGGCTTTCCGCAGGCGGATTGGGTGCTTCGCTTGCCAGCACGCTGCTGCCTCACCTGAACGACATATTGGCATCGATGCGCGCCGCGGCACGGGAAAGCGGGCTGCTGAGTGCAGTATGGGCGGGGATGAAGGGCTTGGCCGCTCACGCCTTTGGGGTCGATGACATTTCCAAGGCACGGGATCGACTGGAAGAGGTCAAGCGCGAGCTGACCGAAATCAATGTATTCCTCTCCGGGGACATGGCGACCGCGGTGCATACGCAAGCGCTGATTCCGCGGCTCAAAGCGCTGGGTATCGAAAAAGCGGAGCTGGAGTCGAGGTTGAATCCCACGCCACCGGTTACCGCTGTTAAACCGCCGAGTGATGCCGCGCTCGAGAGCATTCTCAAGCCTGGCAGAAAAACCGGCACCAAAAAAACTTCGTCGAGCGGTGTGGGCGATTCCGCCTACCTGGATGAAATCCGGGACATTGCCCAGCTGATAAAAGAGGTAAGTGAACTTACCGAGGGCGAAAAATCCCATCTGCAGGTGCTCCAGGACAAGGTCAATGCTTATGTCCACCTGGATCCTGCGGTGAAAACCTACCTGCAGACCACGATCGATCAGGCCAACCAGGTGGAGAGGGCCAAGGCTTTTGAAGAGTCATCGAGAAAACTCCTCGAGGAAAACCAGAACCTCAACGTGGACCTGATCCAGTCCGATAAAGAGCGGGTACTGGCGCAGCTGGCGCTGGAGCACCAGCGCTCACTGGACCGGATCAGCGGCATGAAGCTGGAAAGCGACCAGGTACAGGCCCTGATCGACCAGGAAACGCAGAATTACGAGTTGCGCATGAAGAAAGCGCAGCAATCGGTGCAGCAAGGAACGGAAAAAACGTCAGACTTGGTCAAGAGCCTGGGTCTTCAATTCACGAGTGCATTCGAGAATGCCATCGCCGGGGGCCAGAAATTCACCGATGTGCTGCTGGGACTCGAGCGCGACGTGGAGAGGATGCTGGCGCGGCAGCTGGTCACAAAGCCGATTCTCGGAATGCTGGAGAAGGTGACGGATAGTTTCCTGGGGAGCTTTCTGAGCGGTCTGTTTGGTGGGGGTGCCACCGGCAAGGCGGGAATCACCGGCGGCGGCCTCACCGGCTTCGCCGCAAAAGGTGCATGGTTCGATGGTGCAATGAGCTATTTTGCCGACGGCGGCATCATCGATCGAGTCACTCCTTTCCTTTTCGGAAATGGCGGCCGCCTGGGAGTCGCGGGCGAGGCTGGGCCGGAAGGCATATTCCCGCTCAAGCGTGGGGCCAACGGCCAGCTCGGCGTGCAGGGAACCGGCGCGAGCGTCAATGTGCAGGTAAACCTGATTGAATCCCCAGGCAATGGCGGCCAGACCCAGCAGCGCCAGGATGAAAACGGAAACCTGACCATGGACATCATGGTCGAGCAGATCGAGGGCAAGATGGGGCGCAACATCATGCGCGGCAATGGACTGGCTCCCGTTCTCGAAGGCAAGTATGGCCTCAATCCCGCCGCGGGAGTGATGCGCTGATGGCCACGTGGCCTGCCACCCTGCCGCCTCCGACGCTTTCCGGATACGGCGGTTCGCCCGTCCAAGCATTCGTGCGCACGGACATGGATGCGGGCCCCGCGCGCCAGCGGCGCCGCTTTACCGATGTTCCGGAAGAGCTCACGTTGACCTGGAAATTCACAGCGACGGAAATGGGAATTTTCCGATTATTCTGGATCCAGACTCTGAACTATGGCACCGACTGGCTGACTATGACGCTTGACCTGGGCAACGGCATGGCCGCGTATGACGTGCGCTTCACCAAGCCGTACAAATACCAGGCGCAGCCTGGAATGAATTGGCTGGTATCGGCGGATATCGAGGTGAGCGATGCCTGATCCGACGATCTCACAGGCATGGAAGGAAGCGGCAGCCACCGCGCCGGCCGGGGAAGTGATGCTGCATACGCTCGAATTCCGCCATCCGAATTTTGTGGATGAGGTCGGCCAGCCGACTGCAATACGCGTCGTGCTCGATCACGTGGATCTGGAAGCGAAACTGGAGGCCGGCGCGCCGCTTAATCCGGGCGAATTCGTGACCTTCATCGCTTTCAGTTTCGGCATGACCCTGCCGCAAACCCAGGTGGCCAGCTCGCCCGAGCTCGTGATCACGATGGATAACGTCAGTACCGAGATCGAAGCCAATCTGGCGCTCGCCACGGCCTCTCCCTACAAGATCGAGGTGACGTACCGCGCCTATCTGGCAAGCGACCTGACCACACCACAGAATATTCCTCCCTTGACGATGACCCTCGCCGGCGCCTCGGCGACCGATCAGCAGGTGGAAGCGCGGGCGAATTTCGGGGATCCGGCAAATCTCAAATTTCCGGATTCAACCTATACGACCACTGCCTACCCGGGGCTGGCGCGATGATCTGGAATCAATACGTGGGCATTCCGTGGGAACGCGGCGCCGCCGGGCCGCATGCATACAACTGCTGGAATTTCGTGCGGCATATCCAGCTCGAGCATTTCGGGCGTGATCTGCCGCAAGTCATGATGGACGAAGACCGGCCCATGGGATGGGTGCGCCTGCTGCATCGCCATCCCGCGCGCAGGAAGTGGCAGGAAACCGGAATGCCCGCCGAGGGAGATTGCGTCGAGATGGGTACCGGCAAATCCGTCACGCATATCGGCGTATGGGTGGATGCGGACCATGGCGGCGTGCTGCATTGCGTGCAGGGGATGGGCGTGGTGTTCTCCAGCCGGTTCGTGGTGCGATCGGAATGGCCGCTCCTCAAAGTCTGGCGATGGACTGGAGAGTGCCGTGCGAGCTAACGTCGTCATCGTAAGGAGCGAGCTTTCCGGAGAACGGGAGACTTTCCAGATTACGCGCCGGCGGCGTATCCGCACCCTGGCTCCCAGAACCGACTTGCCGATGATATGCATTGTCAATGGCGTGCCGGTCCTGCGAGAAAAAAGAGGCTGGGATCGCTGCATAGAGGATGGCGATATCGTCAGTTTCGTCATTCGGCCGCTGGGGAAGGGTGGCGGCTCCTTCATTATCAAGATTGTCCTGATGTTGGCGCTGGCAGTCGCCGCAGTCGCCAGCGGCGGCGCCTTGGCACCGCTGCTGTTTGGAGAAGGCGCCATGCTGTTTGGCGTGAGCGCCGCGACGTTGACATCGGGTGTCATTTTCGCGGCCGGGTCGACGATGCTGAACGCGTTGATGGGCTCGCCGAAAAAACCGAGTACCTTGCAATTCCAGGCGCAGGCCTCTCCCTCGCCGACTTACAGTTTGAGCGCGCAAGGCAACCGCGCGCGCATCGGCGAGGCGATTCCGGAAATCTTCGGGCGGCACTTGGTCTACCCGGATTTCGGCGCCGAACCGTATACCGAATTCGCGGGGAATGAGCAGTATCTCTACCAGCTCTTTGTGATCGGCCGCGGGTACTACGATTTCGAATCGCTGAGCATCGAGGACACGCCGATTACGAGTTTTCCGGAAGTGATCTATGAATGGCTCGATCCCGGCGAGCCAGTGACACTCTTTCCCGTCAACGTAGTGACGGCAGGGGAAGTGGCCGGGCAGGAGCTGCTGACAAATACCACGATTGGACCTTTCGTCATCAATCCTCCTGGCTCCCAGATCAACACGATTGCGGTCGATGTGGTATGCCCTCGCGGCCTGTACTATGCCACCGACAATGGCAGCCTGACGCAAATGAGCGTGTCGGTCTCGGTCGAGATACGGGCGGTGGATGACACTGGTGCAGCAATCGGCAACTGGCAGGCCATAGAGGAGAGCAATACCTATTATTATTCGGGCTACTGGGCCAGGGGTTATACCCCCTTTATCGCGGGCACGGCTGCGCCGTGGACCCAGACGGGATACGGGAGCACCAATCCGGCCGATCATTATTCCGGCGAGCTCATAGGCACCGTCATCATCGGCGGGATCCTGTACCAGGAAAAATGGCGCTGGATGCCCTTTGGTTCGGATCCGCACCCGCCGCGCAGTTATGTCGTGACCGTGCAGCCGATCCAGATCACGGATGCGACCGCCACACCGATACGCCGCACTTATAAATTCACCGTGGGGCCCGGGCGCTACGAAGCGCGCCTGACCCGGAAAGATACCAAGGATGAATCCACGCGCGTGGGGCATGACGTAATGTGGACAGGCCTGCGCGGATATATTCCCTCCTCCCAATCGTATCCGGATGTGACCATGCTGGCGGTGCGCATGCGCGCGACCAACAGCCTCTCGCAGGAATCGTCCCGCAAGATCAACGTCATTGCCAAGCGTAAGCTGCCTGTCTGGGACGGGACAAAGTGGAGCCCGCCCACGCATACGCGCTCGATCGCCTGGGCGCTGGCGTATATCTGCAAGACGCGGTTGGCGGACAGCCGCTACGACCTGGCATGGCTGCTGGCAAAGGACGCCACCTGGACCGCGCGCGGGGACAGGTTCGACGCCATATTCGATTCGCAGATGACATTCGGCGAGGCGTTGACCGTGACGGCGCGCGCCGGCCGGGCTAAATGGTTCCAGCATGGCATGGTCGTCCGTTTTTTCCGGGATGAGCCAGCCACCATGCCGGTTGCGCTGTTCAACATGCGCAACACCGTGCGCGGTTCATTCAAAACCGACTATGTCATGAGCGGGGATGAAACGGCCGATTCCGTGATCGTCGAGTATTTCGATGAGACCACCTGGACGCAAAAGGAGGTGCTATGCCGGTTGCCAGGTTACAGCGCCGACCAACCGGCAAAGCTGACCCTCTTCGGCGTAACGAATCACGCCCAGGCTTGGCGGGAAGGGATGTACGAAGCGGCCAGCAACCGATACCGGCGCAACCTGCCATCGCTGACGACCGAGATGGAAGGATTCATTCCCTTGCCCGGCGACCTGG